AACTCTCCGTCTAATCTTTTTATACAAGGGCCGTTTTTGATGGCAGATAGACCAAATAGAAATAATAGAATTTATCCAAGAAACCAAATGGTAGAAGAGGTCAATAGATATACCTCCGAAATGATTGTTAATAGTAGATCTACAGGTGAATTAAATCATCCTACCTCACCTGAAGTTAATTTGGAAAGAGCCTGTCACATGGTTACAGAATTAAAACAAAATGGTGACATCTTTGAAGGTAAATCAAAAATTCTCTCTACTCCAATGGGACAAATCGTTCGTTCATTAATTATGGATGGTGTTAAATTAGGTGTATCATCCAGAGCATTGGGAAGAGTTGATAACAACAAACAAGGGGTTGGTGTTGTATCTGACTTTAGATTGGTTGCAATTGATGTTGTTGCTGATCCATCCGTTCCTACTGCATTTGTTAATGGTATCTTGGAATCCAAAAAATGGGTTCTTGCTGAGAGTGGTGAATTTGAACCTTTTTACGATACATTTGAAAAGGCTATTTCTAAATTACCAAACAAAGAAAGAGATGCATATTTAAAAGAACAATTTATTACATTTATTAATGCAATAAAAAAACTTTAATTGTGAATAAAAAAAGATAAATAATAATACATTATGGAATTGCGAAAAGACATCTCTAAGTTTATAACACAAATTTGCGAAAAAAATTATTCTTCGGCAAATTCAACTCTTGAAACTTTAATTGAAAAAAAGTTAAAAGAAAAGGTTAAAAAAATGCACAAAGCATGTTGCGAAGAATGTGGCAAAAAGAAAAAGAAAAAGGTCGTTAAAGAAAATTTAGATGACAATGATTTCGGTGATTTCTCAGAACCTGAAGATACTGAAGATAGGATTCCAAATCTGTCAGAAGAACAACCAGAAGAAGAGGATTATATTATTAGTAGTTCTGGAACATTAGGAGGCAGAACAGAAGTCTCAATTTATGGCGGTAAACATTTAGCAACATTCGGTGATGAAGAAGATGCCGAAAATTTTTTGAGAAAACGTATGGATCAAGAAAGTTTCTATCCCCGTGTTTGGTTTAATGATGACCATGGTGGTTATACATTAAGAAAATTATAATAAATGTCATTCTTGAAAGGTAAATAATAATATACAGTTTATGAACAAATTCGCAGAAATCTTAAAACAAGTCGATGAAAGTGTCATCAATGAAGAAACCGCCAAAGCAATTACCGAAGCATTTGATAATGCAGTAGAAGAAAAGGTAAATGCTAGAGTTACTTTAGAATTAGAAAGTGCGTTATCCAAACAGGATGAAAATCACGCAAATAAACTTAAAACACTTTTAGAGGCAATTGATACAGATCATACTGGTAAATTACAACAAGTCGTAAATGCCCTTACTGAAAATCACACAGATAAATTAAAAAATGTAATTTCGTTTTACCGCAAGGCTATTAATGAAAAAGCAGAAAAATTTTCTGGAAAAATTGTTTCCGAGATTAGCAATTATTTAGATCTTTATCTTGATAAAAATGTTCCTAATTTACAATTAGAAGAAGCTGTTCAAAATACATATGCTCGCAAGCAGCTTGATAAAATTAGAGAATTGGTTGGAATCGATCCTGATTACATTAACGAAAGCGTTAAATCTGTTGTTTCCAAAGGAAAATCCAAAATTGACGATCTTAATGAAAAATTAAATGAAGCATATAAAGAAAATCATATGCTTGCTGAAAAGTTGAAATTAAATGAAACTGCCGTTCTTTTAGAAAAGAAAACTAAAGGATTGCCATCAGCTAAAAAAGAATACATTTTTAACTTATTGAACGACAAAGATTCTTCATACATTGAAGAAAACTTTAATTATGTCGTTGAGATGTTCGAACGCTCTGAAGAAGAGAAATCTTCTGATTTGGTTCAGGAAGCCAAGAAAAAGGCTTTGAGTGGTGATGTAAAGCCATATGCTCAAAGTGTTATAAAGGAATCCAAAACAGTTTCATCTGAAAATGATGAATTTAACCCAGTTTCGAACTATCTTAATGAACTTAGTAGGTTCTAAAAATTTCCAGTTGAAGAAAAGCATCTGTTTTTCTTGATTCTATATCCATAGAAAGGTAATAAAAAATAAATTATGAGAAATGTTAATCCAGCCACAGGCTACATCGATAGATCCCGTGCTCAACAATTAGTCGAAAAATGGTCACCCGTACTCAATTACACATCCGATAAGGTTGCTCCGATTGAAGACGAACATGCCCGTTTAACAACTGCGATCCTAATGGAAAACCAAGAAAGATGGTGCATCGAAGAAAATTCAGCTGGTGCTGGTGGTGCTTTTGGCACACCCGGTACTGCTCTTTACTCACCACCTGGAACGGTTACCGCTGGAGATCGTTATGCAACAGGCGACCAACGCTTACCAAAGGTTTTAATACCTATGGTTCGTCGTACATTCCCTGAGTTGATCACTAACGAAATCGTCGGCGTTCAGCCAATGAGTGGACCCGTAGGATTGGCCTTCGCTCTTCGTTACCGCTATGAGGCAGATAGCTTAGGTGCTAATGGACTTGATGGTTATGCTAATGGCAAAACCACAGTTGGGCGCGATTTTATTGATCGTTCTTATGCTGAATCAGGTGGTAAAGGCAAAGAATTAGGCTATCAATACTTAGACACCAGATTTACTGGTACTAGCGCAAACTTCACCTCCAATGCAGATTTCGAGGTTCTCGATTCTGATAAAGGTGTTGCCGCTATTCTCAGTCAATTTGAATTGACCGGAAATATTCCTCAAGTCACTGTCGAATTCAGCAAAACAGCTGTTGAGGCTGGCACACGCCGCCTTGCTGCTCGTTGGTCTGTTGAACTTGAACAAGACTTGAAGAACATGAACGGACTCGATATCGACGGTGAATTGACAAACGCAATGTCGTATGAAATTCAAGCCGAAATCGACCGCGAAATGGTCATGAGAATGGTTCAAGTTGCCCTCAATGCAGGTTCTCCGAATGGATACAGCTTCTGGTACGCCGCATCAGCTGACGCACGTTGGCTCGGTGAGCGTAATCGTGACTTCTACAGCAAAGTTATTGTCGAAGCCAACCGTATTGCTATCCGCAATCGTCGTGGTTCCGCTAACTTCATTATTGCAACTCCTCGCGTTTGTGCAATTCTTGAGATGTTACCAGAGTTTCAGTGGATGCCAGTAAACGGCAACGTCAACACCCAACCTTCAGGCATTGCCAAAGTTGGTTCCCTTGGCGGACGTTTTACTGTCTACCGTGACACTCGTACAGATGCTCAGTATCTCGATGGTCAACGTACAAACTCATTAGAATATGCCCTCTTAGGTTTCAAAGGTACAGAATATTATGACACTGGTATCGTCTATTGTCCTTATATTCCTGTCATGATCCAAAGAACAATCGGTCCTAACGACTTCTCTCCAAGAGTAGGTCTTATGACTCGTTATGGTGTAGTAGATCACATCTTCGGTGCTAATCTCTACTATCATATCATTATTGTTAAAGGACTTGGCAATGCCTTCGTTCCCGATACAGGACGCATCTATCTCTAATAAGTTAGATACAGGTCAAAACTCAAAAAACCCCATTTCTTCGGAAATGGGGTTTTTTATTTTTAAAAATTAAAACAAAAAAATTATTGATTTATATCATTATAAAAATCAGTTATTGTTTTATTTAAATTACCATTTTTAGTATAAAAATAATCAAAAGTATTTTTAAATTCTTCGTTATTCTTTAATTCTTCTAGAAATTTATTTTTAGAATCAGGATCTAATTGTGACATTACCTGTTTGATATAAGAAATAAAACCAATATAATCTGTTGCATATTGATCTTTTATTTTTAAATCTATGCTTACAGGTAATCCTTCTTTTGTTGAAAATGCAGCAATTGGTGCTTCGTTTAATAATGATTTTACTAATTTATCAAATTTCATATAATATACTTATTCTTCTTTGATGTCTTCTAATGATACATCTATAACATCGTCGTTTTTATTTTGTTTTTTATCTCCCAAACCTTTTAATATCTCTTCTCTAGATGCTATTAATATGTTTGTTGTTTGTGGTATCTTGGATGCAATCATCTTATTGGCTTCCAATTCCATTCTCTTCATCTCTAAATTGCTCTTGCTTTTCTTGTTTTGTAAATTTATTTGATTTAATGTATCTAATGCCTTCGTGGTTGCGTTTATAAGCTGTGAGAGAGCAGATATCTCTTTTGGGTCAACTCCAGTCAATACGCTATCTCTAATCGTTTGTACGGCTCCTAAACTTGCACTAACAAGCTCTACAGACTTCTTATAAACAAATGAATTTACATTATCATCTGTTATATTATCATTATTTTCCGATGGAACTATTGAATTTGAAGGAACCGAATCACTTTTCAATTGTTCTATTATTGAATCTATTTCATTATTATCTTGCATTGAATTGTAATGTTGTATGGTAAATATACTTAGTATGAATACCGATATAATTACAAATTCCGAATACGAAATCAATAACAATATCAATCATTTAGTAATTTCTAATGATGATGAATCCATTGTATCCGATGAAATCTTGGGTGATGAGAATTCCAATATGCTTGAGGTTGTATCTAGAAATTTTAATGGAAAACAGCTAATTATTGATTGATTTTATATGAGAAATGCCTTAGCATATAGGCATGAACAAGTATAAAACTCTGTGGGTTGAGAAATATAGACCCTCCAAATTGTCTGATATTATTCTTAATGAGGATAATAGAAAGTTTTTTGATTTTTTGGATGAGAAAACACCTCATATATTTCTTTGGGGCAGTCCAGGTACTGGGAAAACCTCATTGGCCAAAATAATAGTAAGCGATATACTAAAATGTCAGTATCTTTATGTAAACGCATCCGATGAGAACGGTGTAGACACAATCAGAAACAAGGTAATCACATTTGCCCAAACAAAATCATTCGATGGTAACATAAAGGTTATTATCTTAGATGAAGCAGATGGATTGACAACCGAAGGTCAGAGAATTCTTCGAAATGTAATGGAAGAATACTCGGAAAATGTTCGTTTCATTTTAACCGCAAATTATTATAATAAAATTATCGAACCATTGGAATCCCGATGTTTGATTTTTAACTTAAAACCAAACTTGGAAGATTCATATAATAGATGCTTGGAAATCTTAAATAAAGAGAACATAAAGGTTGATGATGATACCAAAAATCTATTAAAACCATTCTTAGAACACAAAAACTTAGATTTAAGACGTGTTATAAACGATTTACAAAGATTTTCTATTAATGGAACATTAAATTTAAATTTTTCAAGCGGAGCATCGATTCATGCTCATTCAATAGTTAAATCCTTACTGGTTAAAGAGTCATGTATAAGCATAAGAAAATTTGTAATTTCCAATCAATCAAATTTTGATTCTGATTTTCAAACTCTAATGAAAGATATGTTTGAAATTTTCTATTCGTCTAAATTACAAGAAAATACAAAAAAGATGATATTATTGGAATTGGGAGAGTATATGTACAGAGATACTTCCGTATTAGATCACGAAATAAATTTCTTCTGTTGTATTCTTTCTATTGAAAAAATTATTTAGAAATATTTACGTTTTTAGTGGGAAGTGAATTATCTTCTGGTTGATTTCCCAAATTTATATTAATTTGAACCGCCTCTGGTTTTGTACCAATTGGTTTTTCGTATTTATTTTTTACTCCTTGTACCGGAGGAAGATTTATACCGAAATCTAATACTTCAATCAATTCAAAATCACCAGGCACCGTGAATTCCGACATTTCTGTTGGTGTATGTACCGATCTTGGATCACACTTTAACACCAAGAAAACATCTCCCGATCCCTCATTGGTATTTGCATCCTTTATATTCTGTTGTGATCCATCACCAACAACTCTTTTGATAAAGAAAAAATAATCTTGGTCTACCATTGATTTCAACCATTCACAAAAAGCAACAGAACCACTATAATGCTTTTTGAAATAAGAAGAGTTAAAAAAACCTTGTTTGATTTTAACTGGGGAACCTTCTCTGAAACCACCATTAGAAAAATGAGTAAAAGCATTTTCAAGTAGGGTGTCGAATCTATTAAATTTTTTCATATCCATAATATATTTACATAAGTATTTATCTAATATGGCTACAGTTCGTCTAGAAAATTTAATAAAACCTAAAATTAGTAATTCTAAAGATTCGGATTTAAAAACAGAATACAAAAAGGAACCACATCTATATACTGATTTAAATTTAGATATGGCTGTATCTAAGTCAATAGGTTCCGGATTAAATGTTATAGATTCTGGTGTTATATTAGTTTCTA